CCGAAGCGCGCAACGCTCGCCAGCAGCCCTATCAGCCCCAGGAGACACCGGAACAGCGCGAGGCCCGGCTTGCCCTCATGGCGCCGGAAGATCGCATCCGGACCGAGTTTCGGGAAGAGCTGCAGCGTCGTGACGCGCAGCACAATCAGACCACCCTTCAGTTGCTCGACGGGTCCGACAAGGCGGCTTGGGAGGCCAAGTGCGCCAGCAACCCGGCGGCGCGCAAGTTGTCTGCCGACGTCGAGCGACGTCTCGGCGATTTGCGCCGGCAGGGGCAGAATTTGCAGCGTGATGCGGTTTTCACTTGGATCATGGGCGAGCGGGCTGTTGCGGCTTTGGGTAAGGGCCGGGATGCCGCCGCAAACAATCGACGCCGGCAGGCGGCTGCGCCAGCGAATGTTAGGGGAGACGTAGCATCGGACCGGGGCGCGCGTCGGGCAACCCCTGACAACGCTTCCGAATTTGAACGAAGGTTCGGAGACGTTCCAATTTGAGGCGGTGAAGGAAACCGCCATAGCTGTGGAGCACTATGATGGCGGTCAATCAAGCCTCGCAATTTACCGGCGACATCACCCCATACATCGCTGCGAAAACGCTTCCTCTGACCCGGCGTCAGCTCGTGGTCTACCAATTCGGCGATCCGGCGACATTGCCGAAAGGCATGGGCACGACCTACACCGCCAGCCGCTACAACCGCGTGCCGCTGCCGTTCGCACCGCTGGCGGAAGGTGTGCCTCCGTCCGGGCAGACGATGACGTTGCAGCAGGTGTCGGCGCAGGCCCAGCAGTGGGGCGACAAAATAACCATCACCGATGTTGCGGAGATGACGATCAAACACCCGCTGTTCAAGAAAGCGATCGAGCTGGTTGCGCTGCAGGTTGCTGAAACGCTGGAGAGAAATACATTCGTCAACCTGCTCGGCGGTACGCAGATCAACTACGTCAATTCTCGCGGCGCTCGTGCGTCTCTGATTGCCGGCGACGTGATGAATCCGCACGAGATCAACCGTGCATCGGCCATGCTGGTAAATCTCGGCGCCCCACGTTACATGGGCGATGAAATGACCGACATGAAGATTGAGGCCAGCGCCGGGGGCGCCAAGGCGTCTAATAATCCGCGCAAGATGCCGCACTATGTTGCGGTATGTCACCCTTTCATTTCTGGCGACTTGTCGGAAAATGCGACTATTTCCACCGCTTGGTCGTACAGCGATTTGAACCGGCTTTACAACTATGAAGTCGGGGAATGGCGCGGCATCCGTTTCTGCCAGACCAATATGGTTCCGACTTTCACCGGCTTTTTGAGCAGCTCGGCGGGAGCTGCCTATGCTCCAGTCGGCGGCGGTGCGCTTACGGCTGGAACCTATGTCGTTCAGGTCACGGGACAGGATACGCAGAATCAGTACGAAAGTCAGATTTACGCAATTTCGGGCAATGTTGTCGTCGGCGCCAATGGGGCGATTCAGGTTACGTTGCCCTCGACGGCCGGCTACACGTACAATGTGTATGTCAGTGCTGCTGGTAACGCTACGCCGGTCAATCTCGGGCTAAGCACTTCGGGTCCGACGACAGGGCCGCTCGCAGGGCAGGCGACGCAGCTTGCGCCGGGTGCAGTCGTCACGGTCACCGGATTGGGCATCTTCCAAGTGCCGCCGGCTGCGCCTGCGAACGGCGTCACGGTGTACCCCACATTCGTCTTTGGGCGTGGGGCATACGCCCAGGTCGTTCTTGACAACGTGAAGTTTACCTATCTGAAGGAAGCCGACAAGAGCGATCCGCTCAATCAGCTTCGCGTCGTCGGGTGGAAAAACTTCTACGGGACGCTCATCCAGAATTCTCAATTCTTCATGCGGATAGAAAGCACTTCAGCCTTCAATACGACGTTTGGATAAGCCTTGAAGCAAATCCGCACATGCACGAGGCTATAGGGGGCAGATCACCCCCTACTTATAGGAGACGGAAATGGCATATCGACTGACCTACTCGGTTAACATCGACTATGTGGGGCCCGGCACCGGAGTCCAGGGCGGTTCGGTCGCTCCAGCGTTGCCGCAAGGCGGGCGCGGCGGTGCGCAAACGTTTCAGATGTCCAATGCGCAAGGCGGCCAGAACACCAACACTCTGACTTCCGGAACTATCACCACGATCACCAACGCCATGGCGACGGATATCGCGGCGCAGCTCAACGCCAGCCTAGCGCGATTGCAGGGATTTGCATCCGGAACCGATTGAGCGTGTTGATAGCGAAGTAGCCGAAGCGTTGTCGATGGCAGCTGATCCTGCTATAACTACGCACCGAGAGGGTAGCAAGTCCCGCAGGCGAATGATAAACGCAGGAGCGCTTTTACTATGGCGACAGGAACCGGCGGCACGAACGCCAACAATTCGCTGACGTCGCTCCAGTTCACGGGGGCCATGGCGACGGCCGATATCGCCACGATCGCGGAAGCTATTTATGACGATCGGCAGAACGTGTACCCGAACAATCCGACTTCGGCGCTCAACACGATCGTGGCGGCGGCTATCCCGTATCCCGGCGCTTTCGCGCAGACTGGCCTGCTGTATATTCCCAACCGAGGCATTCTTAAGTGTCAGCCCGGCGACTACGTGATGGTTGACACGGTGTCGGGCTGGCCTATCCTCGTTTCCAGGACCGCCATAGGCATCGGCGGAACGGTGTGGACATCGTGACATGAAAAAAGGACAGCTTCCGATTGATATCCCGGCCGATCTGAATTTGCTTGACGAAGAGGACCGTCGCAAACTTACGGCCGAGGCCAAGGCGATGATCCTGAAGGAAATGCAGCAGGACGCTCGCGACAAGTATTTCGAACAGGAGACGAAGCGGCTGCGCCGGGAGCATGTGCCGTCGCAGCAATTCATCCGCATCACCATTAACAGCGCCGAATATGTGCCGTGCTTCATGCTTGATGGCGATCGGTACTATAACGGCTACACATACGACGTGCCGCGCAATGTGGCGGCCGTGCTCATGGAGCAGATGCAGCGGTCATGGCAGCACCAGGAAGAGATCAACGGGCGGTCCAGGTACAATGCGTACCGTTTGCCCTTGAATCGAACGATCGGCTTGCAGCATCAGGGCGTGGTTACGCCGGGTTTTGCAGGATCGAGTGTCGTGGACGCGGATAGCGTGCATATTTGAGGGGGCCGTAGTGAACGATCTGGCGGTTTCGATCGAAGAGGCGTTGGCTACAGGAAATGAGGTTGGCGCCGGGGTTACGCTCGTGTCCAAGATCGGGGATCGGACGTTGCAGTTCAGTACGGCGCTGCCGCGCGACGCTTCTCTAGGTCATTTTAACGCGCTGGTCGACAAGCTGTCGTCGGTGTGCGAGCGGCAGGAAGCTAAGATACTGCTGCACGATATCGAGCGATCGATACTCGTTGACGAAGACCAGATGATGCTTGCACAGGAAGAGATACCGGAGATCGAGGTACGCGCGGAGGCGGCTTGGCTGAAGGCGGGCAAGAAGGGTAAATTTTCGCTCAACGACAATGAAAAAGCGCGCCAGCAGATGCTGGCCAACAATCTTCACAAGCTGAAGGGCGACATCGCCAAAAAGAAGATCGCGGTAACAGAGCTGCGGGAGAAAATAGCGAAGGACACCTGATGGCTCTCCAGGCGCAGCAGATAGTGGCATTAGCTTGCCAGATTGCAAAGGGGCCTGGATTTACGTCACAGGCGGGGCAATTCCTCAACTCGGCTCTGCAAGATTTATGTCAGGATTACGATCTTGACGCCGCGCTAGGGCTGTACACCGGCACTTTCAATTCGGGAATCGGTCAGGGGGCGGGTCCGTACACGCTGCCAGCAGACTATCTGCGCACGCAGGTCAAGGACGGCAAGGACGAATTCTTTTACACCATCCAAGGCGTTCCGTACCCGATGATACAGGTCACGCACGCTGAATATGATTGGCTGGTGCAGACGCCGGGGTTTCAGTCATATCCGTACTACTATACGACGGACCTTTCTGTTATCCCTGCTGTTTTCAATGTGTGGCCTCCTGCCAGCGGGGCGTACCCGTTCACGATGCGGTACTATAGGCTGATGCCGGACATCGTGACGCCCGAGACGTCCACTGTGGTGCCGTGGTTTTTGAACAGCCAGATACTTATCCGAACGGTCGCCGGAATGCTGATGACGTTGACCGGCGACGAGCGCACGGGGCAGTTCCTGGGCGACGACGCTGAAAATTTCCCTCTTGGCGCCGGAACGCTGCTGAAGAAGTACCTGAAGAACGTCGAGGATCGGGAAGGCGCGGTGCATACGGTCGGCCTTGATCGCCGCCGGTTTGGTCGTCCGTTCGATAAGTTGAAGAACACAAAGACGATCGGGTGGTGACATGAAAAAACTGCTGGTCGTCCTCGCACTGTTTTTTGTTTCTCCTGCGCTGGCGCAAACAGGAAGCGCCAAGTCCGTATCGACGCTGAACGCAGAAGTCAACTCGTTGTGGCCGGACAACACGAGCGGCATCATCACGCCGTTCAATGCCCGGCAGACGCTGCTAGATTTGATTGCCTCGTATTTCAATACGGCCGGGCTAACGGCTACAGGTACGGGCAACCCGGTTCTCGCCACTGCGCCGACGATCAGCGCCCCCACGTTGACGGGCACGACGACGGTGACGCAGATAAACGCTTCGCCGTGG